CTTGTCACGGGGGACGTTAACACTATGCCGGAGGTGCAGTGCTGGTGGAGAAGGACTGTTCTGGAGCAGGCGGTCAGGGTTATGCAGACGCTTGGAAATGAGAGAAATCAGGGCTTTAAGGCCCATTGGGAGGCGAGGGCTTGAGTGAGATACATATACCGGAATTTTTGAGCTCGGAGGTGGTCGCGGCTGCGGCGGCGGTTTATTCCTCGGGCTGCGACGGGTCGGCGGCCTGTGAGTCGGGGGTGTTCCAGACCTGCGGGAGCGTCTGTCAGGGGTGTCAGCTGGCGGTGCAGTGCAGCTCCTGCCAGACAAGCTGCGAGGTCAGCTGTCAGACAGGGTGCCAGTCCTCTTGTCAGGACTGCCAGGGGGTGGCCTGTCAGACCTGTCAGGGAGTTTGTGAGCTGGGCTGTCAGAGCTGCCAGGGGGTTAGCTGCCAGACATGTCAGTCGGTTTGTCAGGGGACTTGTCAGAACTGCCAGGGGATTTCGTGCCAGACCTGCCAGAGCGTGTGCGAGGGGGCTTGTCAGAACTGTCAGGGGTCGGCTTGTCAGGCTTGTCAGTATTCGTGTCAGTATTCGTGTCAGAGCGGGTGTCAGGTGAGCTGTCAGAACTGCCAGGGGGCGGCATGTCAGAGCTGCCAGTCGGCCTGCGAGAGTCAGGTGCAGGCGGCGGCTAAGTACAGATGGCAGTTTAATCCCGTAGGTGTTGGGAACAACGGGGTGGATACCGTGGTGCGCGGGCTCTGGAGCGGATTTGTGGGAGGGCGTGAGGTGCTTTGCGCCGCCTGCAATGGGTACCTCTGGGAGCTGGAGCAGGACGCGGACGGGAAATGGGGGAAAACCGCCTGCGGCGATTTGGATACAACAAGGGACGTTTTCATGTTCGGCTTTGAGGAAAAGCTTTATATACTCAACGGCTCGCAATATAAGGTGTGGGACGGAGAGAGCTTCTGCGATGTGGCGGGGTACAGGCCGCTGGTTACGGTGGCGGCGCTGCCCTCGGGGGGCGGAACTGCTTTGGAGCAGGTCAACAAGCTCACGGGGGCGAGAAGGGCATGGTTTTCGCCTGACGGGGAGGCGGTGGAATTTCTGCTTCCTGAGGAGGGGAATGTTGACTATGTGAAGGATTTGAGCTCCGGGGAGGATATTGGCGGCTGGACCTTTGAGGGAAATAAGGTGAAGTTCGGCAGTGCTCCGGGGAAGGGGGTCAACTCCATTGAGATTGGCTGGACGGTTGAGGAGAACTTCCGGGAGCAGGTGACGGCTATGCGCTGCGCTGAGCTCTACAACGGGGTCCAGGATACAAGGGTGTTCCTGTATGGGGACGGCTCTAACAAGGCGTTTTATTCGGGGCTGGACTATGATGGGAAGCCCAGGGCGGATTATTTTCCGGATTTGAACGAGGTGGCCGTGGGGGACGGGAATACGCCGGTCACGGCTATGCTGAGGCATTTTGACAGGCTCATGTGCTTTAAGCTGGATTCGGCCTGGAGTATAAGCTACGGCGCGATGACACTGCCGGACGGCGCGGTGACGGCGGGGTTTTACGTCTCGCCGGTGAACAGGGACGTGGGCAACTGCGCGCCGGGTCAGGCGAGGCTGGTGGAGAACAGGCCAAGGACGCTGGACGGTCGGAGTGTTATGGAGTGGAGGGCAGGTGTTTATATTGCCGAGACCGCCGGGGACCAGAGCAGCGCTTACAGGATATCGCAGAGGGTGGACGCTGCTATACGGAGCTTTGATTTGGCCGCGGCGAAGACCTTCTACGATAAGCTGTCCCACGAATACTACGTTATCGGGGAGGACGGGACGGCGCTGGTGCATAATGTGGACGCGGATGCGTGGTATATCTACAACAATTTTGCTGCCACCTGCCTGATACGATACAAGGATGAGCTCTATTACGGCACCCGGGACGGGTGGCTGAGGCACTGCTCGGATGAATACTTCTCCGACGAGGGGGAGGAGATAGACGCGCGGTGGGAGAGCGGGTCCATGTCCTTCAGCAGGGATTACAAGAGGAAATATTCCGCTATGGTCTGGCTGGGGATAAAGCCTGAGGACAAGGGGTATCTGAAGGTCACGGCGGAGACGGATGTTAAGTCAAACTTTGCAGAGTACAGCTTTAAGACGGACAGCGCTAAGGCGGTGCCGAGGATGAACAGAATAAAGCTCAAGGCTAAGAAGTTTACTTATTACAAGCTCATTTTGTCCAACAGGAGCGCGGACACTACGGCCACGGTGGTGTCGGCGGATATCAGGGTGAGAGAGGCAGGATATGTGAGATAGGAGGGATATTTTGGCGGAGAAAATCAAACAGGGTGACGCGGTGCTGGTCCCCATTGAGGTCAGGCTCAACGGGGAGGCTCTGGATGTCGCGGAGGCAGAGGCGGTGGAGTTTTTCATCGGCGGTTACAGGAAGCTGTGGCCGGGGGAGGCGGTCTACGACGAGGGGGACGGGTGCTTTTACGTGCCTGTGAGCCAGGAGGAGAGCTTTTCCTGGCAGGAGAACGCAAATATCGCCGTGGACGTCAGGGTGAAGTTCCACGGAGGGAATGTCATGGGCGCGGAGAGGTTAAAGTACGCGTTTGTTGTGGACGCTGTTTCGGAGGTGAAGCTGTAAGTGGATATCAAGGGGATACAGAAAATATCGCTGGACATCGGAGAGGCGAAGCTGGTGCAGGGTCCCAAGGGTGAGACAGGACCGAAGGGCGATAAGGGCGACCCCGGTCCGGGGCTGGAGACGGTTTGGGACGGGACTCGTCTGGGGACCCGCATTGCGGGGGAGCTCGAATATAAATACGTTGATTTGAAGGGCGAAAAAGGCGACAAGGGCGACACCGGGGAGAAGGGCGACACAGGTGAGACCGGACCGCAGGGGCTTACCGGGCCGAGAGGGCCTGAGGGTATGCAGGGCGAGAAGGGCGATACCGGAGAGCGCGGACCCCAGGGATTTGAGGGGCCCCAGGGGCCGCAGGGGATACAGGGTCCCAAGGGAGACCAGGGACGGCCCGGTATAAACGGAGTTGCAGTTGCCGTGCAGGGGCAGTATGCCTTTAACGTCAATGAGGAAGGACACCTTATCCTGGGGTATAATGGGGCGGAGGAGCCGGGCTTCAGGATTGGCGGAGACGGGCATTTGTATATGGATTTAAATTGAGGAGGAGAAGAAAATGCCGGAACTTGATTTGGGATTGGTTATCGGCCCTCAGGGGCCGGAAGGACCTGCCGGGCCTCAGGGACCTATGGGGCCGCAGGGACTGGCCGGAGACCGCGGCTTGGATGGGGCGCAGGGACCCGCGGGGCCTCAGGGTGAGAAGGGTGAGCCCGGTGAGACCGGGGCGGCAGGGCCTGCGGGGGCCAGCGCCTATGAGACTGCCGTCGCGGGGGGATACACGGGTACAGAGGAGCAGTTTACCGCCGCGCTGCTGGGGGTGGACAGCTTTATTACCGGAGAGTATGTCACAAAGGCATATGTCGAGGATATGCTGGGTGATATAAACGCGGTTATGGACAGCGTTGCCGGGGAGGTGGTCTGATGGCGGTCACTACGGCCCAGCGGCTGGCGTATCTGGGAAGGCTCAGGGACCAGCTGGCGGAGAATCTGTCTGTAATGGGTGTGGAGGCGTCCGGGGCGGAGACGCTGAGCTCCCTGGTGCCTAAGGTGCTGGAAATACTCATAGGGGACCAGACGGTGCCGCTGTTCGATTTCACGCTTTTGAAGGACGAGATAAAGAGCAGTATTGCCCCTACGGATTACGCGGAATCCACCGAGGTGCTGAGCTTCAGCGGCTGTGCCAATGTTGCGCGGTGCAACCTTATTACCCGGATAGACCTGGTGTTCACGGCTCAGGAGCCTATAACGCTGCGCGTGGCCGGGGAGGGCTGGTCGAGCGCTGCCGGGAGCTCGGGGAATGAGGCCATTGCACGCTATTCAATGACGCGGGCTACGGCTGCAAAGGCAAACGCGGCGCTGAATTCACTGTCCTTTACCATAGAGGGCAGCGGGACGGTCAACATCTGCGTGAAGGGCTATTACGGTCAGCAGACCTTTACGGCTTTGGGCGAAAAGCAGCTTGTGAAGGTTGTGGTGTCAGACACCAACTCTTGGATGGTGCTGGAGAAGGCCTGTCCCACCTGGGAGGTGCTGGAGGGCAGGACCTGGGAACAGATTGAGGCCATCAGGAAGGCGGATATTGCCGCATGAGCATGGGGGAGCTGTCGCGGGAGTACCGCACTGAGTGTGCGCGGCTGCGGCTGAGGATAAAGGAGCTGGAGGGGATGAAGTCCGCCATCCCCTTCGGGGAGAGATGGGAGGAACTGGAGAGGCGGCAGAGGTCGCTGGCGGGGCTTCTCAGGGAGACGAGGGAGGTGTCCCAGTATCTTGAGCACTACTATGACGAGAGGGCCAGGGACTACGGTTACAGCTTGTCCGGGATGCTCGTCCGGAGGGGAGAGGATTCGTAATCTCCTGGCACGGAAGAGGGAGCTGGAGGAACAGATTAAGGCTGAGCCGGGAAATAAGGCTTTGGCTCTGGAGCTGGAAATATGTCTGGAGGATATTATCAGCGCCCGCGCTTCCGCAAAAACCAGGGCCGCGGGACGGGGCGGGGCTTCACTGTCCGGTTCGGGCGAGGGGCGCGCGGCCTTTCAGCTCTGGATAGAGAGCGGCGCGGAGGATAACAGGGAGGAGCTGGAGGAGCTGCGGCGGGTTTACGGGAGGATACAGTCCGCGGCGGGGACGGAGTATCAGCGGAGGCTTCTGGCTATGCACCGGGAGGGCAGGAGCGCAGTGGAGATAGCAAGAGAGCTGGGGCTTTCTCCTTCCTCGGTGTCCCGCACGCTGAGCCGGGCAAAGGGACATGAGAGGGAACTGGCCGCAAGGTATTTGGAGGCTAAGGAGCTCATGGACGCGGGGGAGATAGTCAGGGGCAAGCTGCCTATTTATACGGAGACACAGGCGAAGTACCTGAAAATGTTCCGCTCAGGTATGAACATGACGCAGATTGCCAAGGCCTGCGGGGTGAACCATTCCACGGTGTCCATGTCTATCGGGCGGGCCTTGAACCGGGAGGCGAAAATGATGAACGTCATAGGCGGGGACGGGAAGCTTCGGCTGAATATGGAAAACCCTGAGCACTTCGGGGCGGTGATGTACGCTATGACCCCGAGGCAGCAGGCGGCGGTGTATCTGCGGTTGGGCGAGAGACAGAGCAGGGAACGGTGTTCGCTGCTGCTCCACACGAATCCGGGAAATATAGACCGGCTGGTACGGGCGGGACTGGCCCGGGCGGCTGAGAGGCTGTCGGCCTGGGATATCACTTTGGACTGCGCCGACGGAATGGTGGGGCAGTTGGAGAGGAGCTTGGAGGGTATCTTTGAGGAGCCTGAGCCGGTGAAGGAGGAAAAGGGTGAGGGGCCGGGGAAGTGTGAGGGCCATTCTGTGAGAAGGACCCCGCCGCCGAGGCCTGAGGTGAAGCTTACCTTAAATTACACGGACGGTAAGGCGCAGGAGAGCTCCGGTATGCCGCATCCGCTGAGCAGGTTCGCGTCGAGGCTGTTTGCAGCCAAGAGCCTGAAGGCCATATATGACAGGTTCCTGCGGTGGTGGATGGAGAGGCAGGGGAAAAATCACAGTAAAAATGCCTCCCTGAGGGGAAGCATGGCAGAGAAGTAATATTTGCTGTGTTTGAGTCGAAAAACAGCTTTACAATCGTTTTTGTCTCTGCGTATAAATGCAGAAATGATATAAACATATTTATATTGCAATGAGGAGGAGAAATATGTACATCAATGAACCGGATTATAAATGGGCTTATGGACTGACTCCCAGGAGCGTGACAACACATCTGATAATCCACCACTCGGCGGGCCAGGGTACGCCTGAGGGAATACATGCCTACCACAAGTCCCTGGGATGGGCGGGAATCGCCTACCACTACTATGTGAGGCAGGACGGCACCATATACCGCGGACGTCCCGAGAATATGCGCGGGGGCCATACCACTAACTGGAACTACTGCTCCATAGGTGTCTGCTTCGAGGGAAATTTCGAAAATGAGACTATGTCTGAGGCGCAGCTTGATGCGGGACGGGAACTGGTGGCGGATATCGTTTCCCGCTATCCCGGCATCACCGTGGGAAAGCATAAGCAGTTTCAGAATACTGCTTGTCCGGGGAAGAACTTCCCCTATGAGGAGATGCTCAAGGCCAGAGAGGAGCCGCCCAAGAGTGCCGAGGACGTAGAGGCTCCCTCGGACTGGGCGAAGGAGGCCTGTGAGGATATGAAGCTTATCGGGCTGTTCAAGGGCGACGGGGACGGCAGCTTCCGCTGGCGCGATAATATCACGCGTGAGGAGCTGGCAGTGCTCTGCGACAGGCTCATCAAGTATATGTCCGACTACACCGCCGATTTGGCGGAGGAGCTCATAAGCGAGCTTGCACAGGGAGCATAAACGCATTTACATACGGGGAATGTTTATATTTTGAAAGGAGAGAGGTAAAAATGACAAGAAAATGGTGGAAGGCGGCAGGTATACGCGCACTTAAGACAGTGGCACAGACTGCGGCGGCGATGGTGAGTACCGGGGCTTTGATGAGCGATATAAACTGGGTCGCGGCGGCTTCGGCCTCTGTTCTGGCGGGGATTCTTTCCCTGCTGACCAGTTTGGGCGGTCTGCCCGAGCTGGAGGAGTAGGCCATGGGCGAGCTTGAGAGCCTGGAACGGAGCCTGAACGAATACAAGGAACAGAACGCCGAGAGCCACCGGGAGATTTTCGCACGTCTGAACAAGCTGGAGAGGGAGAGCGCCGTTATAATCGAGCGCTATGACGTTATCCTTGAGAAGCTGGACAGGCTGACGGAGAAGGTGGACGCTTTGGAGGCCAGGCCGGGGAAGCGCTGGGAGGGTATCATCGAAAAGGTGATACTCTCCATAGCCGGAGCTGTTACCCTGTTCCTGCTGGCAAGGATGGGGATAGGATGAGACGGGGGAGAGGAGGAGAAAATGGCACTCAGTGAATACGATAAAATAAATCTGGATGCAACTCAGCAGGCCAATATAAAGGCCCTGACACAGCAGTACGACCACATAAAGAACGACGCACTGACAAATGGCGGCGGCATTACCGCCGATGTCCAGGCCAAGCTGGACAAGCTGCACAGTGCGGCTGAACAGATACGCGCCACTGGCGCCAGCTATCTCGGCGGCCTGGACGGCTCTGAGTACAATCCCATTGAACAGAAGAATGGCTCGGCCCTGAATACGCCTAAGCTGAGAGGCGCGTCCTCACAGGCGGACTACATAAATTCCCTCTATGACGCCCAGAAGCAGGCGGCGTTGGCTTCCCTGAAATCCGCCTATGACAAGAACGTCGCGGCGCTGGACGCACAGGCCGCAAAGCTGCCCGGGTATTTCCAGGAGGCGAGGAACAGCACCGCCGCTTCGGCGGAGATAAGCAAGGCGAATTTCAACGAGTATGCCGCCGCGTCCGGACTGAACAGCGGTGCGGGCGGACAGGCCAGGCTTGCGATGAACAACCAGCTCCTGGGCAGCATGGGCAGCATCGACAGCGGTGAGGCGCAGGCCAAAAATGACCTGGAAACACAGCGCACACAGCTTGCGGCAAACTATGAGAACGCCATAGCCCAGGCCATGACCAATGGGGATTTGCAGAGGGCGCAGGCGCTCTATCAGGAGGCGGTTAGGGTGGACAACAGCCTGGTCAGCACATCCGCGAACCAGGCCGGGGTAAACCTGAACTACTGGTCGGCGGCAAACTCACTCTATCAGCAGCAGGCGGCACAGCAGCTTGCGCAGACCCAGACGATGGCCCAGACCCTGGGGGCCTATGGGGATTTCTCCGGGTATCTGTCGCTGGGGTATACACAGAGCCAGGTGGACCAGATGTATCATGTTTGGGCCGCGAAAAATCCTCTGCTGTCCTGGGCTTTGCAGAGGTGGAAAATTTACGGTTATTAATGCCGCATAAAGCGGATAACAAACAATAAAGCCAACGGTTGTACCGTTGGCTTTTGTTTTTATAATCATCTCTGCGCCTTGACAACCTTGAGCCTGACAAATTCCTCCCTGTCCTTCTCCTCCAGCACCTCGGTTATCCTCGAGATGTCGGCGTCCAGGCCGGGGATGACTATGTTGCGCAGGGCGTTGGCGCGCTTGCGGGCCTTCTCTATGGCGTAGGCAAGACGGTAGACGCTGTTTTCCAGCTCGGCCATCTCAAGGGTCAGGGCCTTGACGCGGCAGAACTTGTGGTAGGCGTTGTCCAGCATGGAGGTCGTGCCCACCAGACCGTAGGGCAGGCGCTTCTCGTCGCTGGGGTCTGCGGTGACGCTGGGCAGCTCCACGCCCATGACACTGCGGTAGCGGAGCCTTACGCTCTCCTCCAGGGGCATAGCTTCCGCTATGTCCTCACAGCCGCCCATGGAGATGTTGGCCATGCGCAGGGCGGCGTAGGCCTCGGTGAAGGTGGCGTCTATGCGCTCCTGGAGCTCGCTTACCCTGTCTATGAGGTCCATGAGCTCACGGACCAGGATGTTGCGCTTCTTGTCCATCAGCTCATAGCCCAGGAGGGCAAGCTCCTTTGAGCGCTTCGCGGCCATCAGGTTGCTCTTTGTCGGGGCTCTCTCGCTCATTTGGACTCAGCTCCCTGGTATTTTTTCATGTATTTGTCCAAGATCTTCTTGTCTACACGGGTCAGTTCGGAAGCGGGGAGGGTGGAAAGCAGCTCCCAGCCCATGTCCAGGGTCTGCTCAAGGCTCCTGTCCTCGCGCTCGTTCTGGTTGATGAACTCACGCTCAAAGCGGCGGCCAAATTCCACGTACATCTTGTCTACGTCGGACAGCTCGTCCTCGCCTATGACTGAGGCGAGGCTTCTGGCGTCGGCCACCGCCGAATAGGAGGCGAAGAGCTGGTTGGACAGGTCCGGGTGGTCCTCACGGGTGAAGCCCTCGCCGGTGCCGTCCTTCATCAGGCG